TGTGCCGTATGGATTACGTGAGCCATAAGCATTGACTCTAATATAGGCAATAGGATTGTTATTGCTATCAAGTTCATGGTAGCCGTAGGCTACATTAGCAAGTGAAGGGTTAGGAAACTGCGGGACAAAGCAGACATTCCATGTGCCATTACCGCGGGCACTGCCCATGACTACTGGTTGAGGTGGCAAACCCCACGCTGTCGTTACTTGCTTAGAAAAGATATTAAGCGCTTGTGTGATAGCAGGCAACTTTGTGCCAAGAGTCTTCGACTCATCTACCACTGTGATTGTTGATGGCATGTTAACTCCTTGGGTTGGCATTGTCGGTGGAATAAAAGCCAGACCCATTAAACTTTACAGTTGGGCTGGAATAGGTGCGGCGCATTGCAATACCGCAACACTGCGGATCGATAGCCTCTTCAAACATTGATCGCTCAACATCCATTTCGATATTGCAGATCTGGCAACGATATTCATAGGTAGCCATTACTTGACCTGACCTTTGTTAATAATAATAGGCTTTTTAATTTTCTTTACTTCATTACGCCACCAAAACCAAACAACTACTTTGTTCAGATAATAGACTGGCCTGTAGCGCAACTTCTTTTGCTTTCTAGCGTGAGCAAAAAACTCTTCTTTATCCATTAATGGCATTAGTCTTCTACTTTCTTTCTTATCCATGGGTCTTCCCCGCCAAGTTCGCGGGTAATTCTGCGAAGCGCGGCCTTAACTTTGCGCTCTGATGATGAGCGAGAGATAGCCAGTGACTCAGAGATTTGTTCATAGGTCATTGCTTCAACATATTTCATATGCAAAAGCAACTGATCATCTGGTTCTAGCTTATCTTTAGCTTTGCGTACGTCAAAGAGTGAGATGATGTAGTTACCGCCTTCAGCGGGATTGCCACCACCACCAACCTTTTCACCCGTTGGGTTACTGGTAGGCACAACATCTCTCCAGGCAAATGGCAGTAGTTGTTCTAGCATCTCTGCTGAGTAAAAAAATTCATCTCTTACTTCATAGCCCGCCGCTTGCGCTTTAGCTCTGCGACAATACTTCTCAGCATGGCGTTGCAAAGTTTTGGCAAGCATGCGCACACCAGTCCGATAATCTTCAGTATCTTTATCATGCTCAAGCCACTCTTTGACCTTCGTCTCGCGGCGCAGCACCCACACGATAAGTTCATTCTTGACATCACTTGCATCAAAGTAAGTGTTGTATTTACGGTGCACTTGCCGAGCGACTGTATGGGCAATTTCTTGTGCTTCATCTAACCAAGTCAATCTAATTCCTCTGGATCGTGGAGTAAGTTCTGCGGAACTGCGTAGCATGGCACTGGCATTTTCTCATCCCAGAAGTGATCTTGTATGCCTTCCCAGCCCCAAATCCAGCCTAGAATACTGGCTTTATAGTGATTGTCGACAGTAACAAGAAAGTATCTACGATTCTTATTGTCATCTGGTTGTAGCAGTAACTTGCCATATGGATAAGCAGTTGATCGCACTTCGTAATGACCAACGTCGCCATCTTTGCGATCTTCAAAGAGCGAGAATGGAAACTTATCAAGCCATCTACCCATGGCTAGTTCTGCGATCACACCGCATATGTCACGAGCAATAGCCTCTGGCCATGTCTTGCTTACCTTGCCAACATCTGCGCCATTGTCACGATTAAAGTTGTAACGCTCCACCGCTTCGATGGTTGCATAAGTGACATCAGCTACGCTGAGCTTTACTTCTACCACTGCCATAGCTTGCCATCCACTGTAAATGATTTATTAACAATTGGCACAAGTTGCGGCATGACTGTATTGCCTTCAACATGCAATATGCCAAAGCCTTGCTGCCAAGTAAATAAGCCCGCCTTGATATAGCGAGCATGTTTAAGATTCATCAAGTGTCCTACTTCTAAGCCCCATACTGTCTTAGATTTGCCACCCCACGATTGTGTCCAGTGGGTTAAACCCATCCTGTGCGTATGTCCGCAGACGACGCTTGCACCAGCCCGCTTTGCAAGTCCGAGAGCAGTAGATCCAGCAGTTGGTTGAACGTTTCCTTCGTCCCCGTGAACAAGTATCCAATTTGGTGCCAACTCGTAGGGTTGCTTGTGATATTCAATTCCAAGTTGATCAAGTTTGAGGAACTTTTCAATCTCAAGTTCAGGCAAGCCAAGAAAGCCTGGGGCTGAGTGTTTGATTTTATTGTATAGTCGATCACTGTGGTTTGACCTTGAGATATGCTTGATTTTAAGAGACTCAAGTAGGCGTACAGTAATATCTCTGTGCTTGCCAATGTCATAAGTCCACTCTCCTGGACCGCCCTGCTCCCACCTGCTGATTTGCGGAAAGTCAATTTCATCTCCTACGCTCACTACCTCGTCTGGCCTATATGCTTTAATAAACTTTGCCAATGCGGTTGTTGCTTCCACATCATGATATGGAGCTTGAAGATCACTGACTACCACTATAGTCTTCACTCTTTAGGCCATGTCCCGTCCAGTACCATTAACGCAATGGCACTATAGTTAAGTAAGTCTAAGAAGCTATCTCTGAGAGACTCGTTTTCTGGTGTTGCCCCACTGTCTGTGAGGTGATTGATGCGTGCCAACTTGTCCCACATGCGCACACGTAAGCCATTAAGTGGACCGCCAGGAGCTTGGGCGATGTTCTTGGGTCCGTAATCTTTGTGCTTCTTAAGCAAGAGATTACCCGCCCCGTCATACACTTCCCACATTGAAGATGCAAAGTCTTTGCCATCACTCTTGATCACTTGCACTCTCTCGCTCATTTGGTCTTCCCTTCGGAATTACGCGTTGGCCTTTGTAAATATAATCCTTGGTTTTGTCATCTATATCATACACCACATATACGACATTTGTATCAAGATACTCATATGGTACTTCAATCGTGTCGAGTACCCAATAAGCCAGGGCTACACGCCCACCATCAAAAGGTCCGCCTTGAAATGTTGGGTTGTATTCGCTCATTTGCTTTCCTGAATGAGAGTGGTTGTGATCTTGCCACCAGTAAAAGCATCGTACTTGCTGGCTATTTGCAAGGCTTTGGTGATGATCTTGCGGGCTTTGACATGATCGTCAACCAGTGAGCCACCAGCCAGTGCTGCGATAGCGCCCAAGGCAAAGCGTTCCCCGCTGCCTGCGGTGTAGATATTGTCAATGGTGCGTTCCCATGAGTAATCTTCGTTGAGCCTATAAACTCTACCCTTGATCACAACGATCATGATGTTGTCTTGCTCAACAGCAGACTCAGCCTTGCTAAATTCATAGCCACCATCGACAAAAGCCCTGCGTATAGCAGGGACTAATTGCCGAGTGACATACTTGTCAATATCTTTAGAGTTGATTGCAGGTGGGATAAAGTCATGCTCAAGGATGTTAATGCCCCGCACTGAACCAGCTAGCGCAAATACAATGTTAGTATTTTTAAATACTTTTCCGTTAGGAATGTTAATAGCAAAGCCATCCGAGTCAGACGATTGTGAGTCTGCTCCAATCATAACCCAGTCTGGGCCTTCAATGGCTGCAATGGTTGTCATAAAATATAGCTTATCATTTGAGTACCCAAATGCCAGGTGTACATTGGTGGAATTGCTTCAACTAATTCTCCCCAGATCATCCAATCAATTCCCATCGCTTCACGGGCTTGTTCAATTGTTTTGGCTGTATGGCCACCACCAGGAATTTCATCTCGCATTGAGCCATATACGCCTACTGGGCGACCTTGTTCCTTGTGCTTGCAAACAGTGCCAACCAATTTAACATTGCTTTCAAATAGCCTGTGCCTGCGCACTTTTAAATTAAAGGATGACCCGCAGCATTGAACTGGGTCAATCAACGGCGCTCCTGGAACATTTTCAATAACATATGGTTTGCCGCTATTGGCAAGCGCTTCCCTTGTTTGCGGAATAAGATCAACTTTATCCGTGCCCTTGCCTTGAGCGTTGCGCAAATGCTTGGTTGCGCTATGAGTTTGGCATGGCGGAGATGCTGCTATCGCATCAAATTTTGCTAAAAAATTTTTATCCGACATTATGTCAAGAGCGTCTGCATGAATAAATTCATAGGGATAACGCTTTTGCTTTTTAATATCAACACCTACTACATCAAAACCAGCGATGTGATAACCCACGCTCCCCCCCCCGCTTTGCAGAAAAGGTCAAGCAACTTTGGCTTTGTCATGCGGCAATTCTATCATAGAACCACTGCGCACCGTGGTACATGAACAGGTCGTTCACATCCTCGTTGCCTGGCAGACCCACCACGATGGCAGCTGGCAGATCTTCCTTGATGCGCTTGGCCAGTTCCTGCCCTGGGTTACGACCATCTTCCTTCACGTCGTTATCCGCAAAGATCAGGACCTTGTTATACGGTTCAAAAAGTTTCGGAAAGTGCGTTTTCCACTGGCTAACGCCAGCCACGCCAACGCTAGGAATACCAACACAACCAGATAAAATGATCGTATCAATCTCGCCTTCACAGATGGCGATTGTATCTGATTCTTTGTGTAAATCTCCGACATTGAATAATCCTATCTTCTGCCCAGTGGGCCATAAATAC